GAGATTATCAATCGGTGTAGTTCCTGGGACATTCGCGCCGTTCCAGAGTCCGATTTCACCAACCTTGCCAGTTATAAGATTCCCGAAATAATCTCCGATTAGTTTCATACTCCCGCTAATTGTACCCGTACCCGCCGCACCCGTTCCACCAGGTCTAGCATCAACAATAATCTCAGACGACCCACCATTGGTAGTTGTTTGTATTGTGTGCCAAGTACTGTCTGTTGCAGCTTGTGTGAGTGTTGCGCCTGAATAGACTGCTGCTGTATTGGCTCCGCTATAACCAATTGATGTCCCGTTACCACTATCACCAAAATATGCATTGCCGCTCGCGCGATATGCAACGGCAGAAACAAAATTAGGCTGAGATTGAGGACTGCTCAGGCCCACAGTTACAATCAGATCCTGTGCCCCAGCAGCTTCCATACAAAGCCGACCACCTTGGCAAGATATGGTTAAGGTCGGACGAGTGGCTTCTGTGGCTTGGGTGGCATCGCAGGCAGCTGAACTGCAGGCGTTTGTACCAGATTGATCGTAGAGGGTCTGGACGGTGCAGCTGACCGCACAGGTTGTTGCTAGAGGTGTAATGGTTTCGTTGATTCCACCGCCTATTGAGCAAGTGAGCAATGTGTGTAGGGCATCTGAAGGTGAATAGATATCGGCAATGTTGCCGGTGTAGGCTGTAGTGTAGCAGCGTAGGCCCCACCAAGCCACGGCATTGGGCGCGACGTCGCCGGGGCCTTGGTAAACAGTGGGGGTGCCACTACTTGAGGCTTTTCCGGCCCCGGTCATGGGGACTTGGGCCTGTGCGAGGCAGATCAGGCCAGCCAGCAGCAGCCCAAACGATAGGCCAAAGGCTTTGCGCATGGTTATGGAACTTTCTGGACGTAGGTCAGATTCCCTGCAAGACCACCAGAACCAGATTGCGATATGCAAAGATCGTGCGCGGCCGTGTTGGTAAGAGCTATTGTTCCAGATCCACTACCGAGCGTCAAACCTCCGTTGGCCGCGAGTGACAGCCCGCCCGAGCCAGCAGCCGCACCAGCACCAATTAGAGCTTCCTGCGCGGTATTGCATTCTGTGGTACTGATCAATCCATCGAAGACATTGACAATTGTTGCTGCTGTTGCGATCAATGACAATGAACAGACGTAGATCTTCTGTGATGTCTGTAGTGCTAGGAGTTTGACCGTTGTGGTTCCGGTTATACTGATTGGGATGTTGATTTTTTGTGAGTATGCACAGGGGTCGTTTGAGGTGTAGCCGACGACATTGGTACCGGCAGGTAGGGCTGCATTGACTTGGACGCCATTGGTCGTGCCTGGAGTGGTTTGGTCAATCCGCACATTGCCAATGATGGCCGAGCCAGCGGGGATTGCCCCGGTTACATCAAGGTGAAGTTGTTTGAGGATTGATACAATACTGACCGTACCAGTACCAGCTGCTGCATCAGCTTTGGCACCTTGGGTAACATCAGCACCATCAGCCACTGTAACAGCACCACCGCCAGCACCACCAGCAACCACATTGACGCGAAGATTGCCAGCAGTATCAAGGCTCAATGCACTGGATTGGGCATTTGTATATGATGGGGCACTGGTTGTGACCGCGCCCAGAGCGAGATGTCCAAGTTCGCCAGATGTGGTTGAGCCCTGCGCGAGAACGCCCCAGTTGGCGGCCGTTCCTGGGTTGGTCAGGAATGGGGTCATGGATGCGATGCCTTGGACTGTAAGGACATCGATTGAAGCCGTACCCGCAGTACCTAAAGCCGGCTGCTTTGCTGCTGTGGATGCGCCTGTTGGCAATACAGAGGACTTGACGTTGACAAATGCACCATTAGTTGCATCGCCCCGAGCGCGATCCCAGGTGGTGCCATTGAAGAGCCAGCCAGCAACGGCACCTGTGTTGTTGCCGTTGACACCATCACCCAATGCAAGGGCTGTGAGCCATTTTTGCATATTGGTTGAGTCGGCCAAACCAATGGCTGTACCGTTGGCTGGGAATGCGGCACTGAAGGCAGATGAAGTTCCGCCGCCCGATGATCCGCCGCCCCCTCCACCAGTTCCAGTTGGCAGACCTGATCCGCCGACCATGTTCACAGTGGTTGTGGATGTTCCAGTTATACAGGTTAATTGTGTAGCGCCACCAACCGTGAACGCGAACCATCCACCATTGGGGGCCAATGGCTGATCACTGGTGGTTGCAGTTGCGCCCAGTTTGCAATAGGCAAGATTGGTGGTCCCAACATTAGAAGCAACCACAACCGCACCAGATGGCAATGTTCCTGTTACGCCACCCGTCGTTACCGAGATTGGTGTACCAGTTGTTGGACTGGCACCTGGAAAGCCAGTGATTGAGGCAGTTGCTGTGACTGATGCATCAACCTGCATTTTGCCGGCATTGGTGCATTGGATCCAACCAGCCTGACCATCAGTCAATGTGACTGGGGCTGCATTGTATGCACATGCGATTGGAACTGGCGGCCCAGGCTGCGGCAGTACCTGAGCCACCAATGGGGCGAGGCCAATGCCACCCAGGACAAGACCAGATGCGATGATAAGCGATGTCCTGAGTTTCATCAGAGTGGTCCTTACTTTTTGTCGGACTCGGGCGGGGAGAACATTGGTTTGGGTTTGGAGTCGGGCTCATTCACGAGCGGGGCTTTGTATTGATTGTCGAGGCCCGGTCTGGGTGCGCCCGGTGGAAGAACCTTGGCCTCTGAGCCCGTGCCCTGTACTGGAATCGCCTTGGTCGGATCGCGTTCGGGCGCGGTCGTTCCAAAGTAGTCCGAGTACAATCTCTTGGCCTCATCATCCAACGGAGTCATCTGACGTGAGGGCGGGCGCGGGGAACCCTTTTTGGCCACACCGCCCCTGCCATCATCAGTATCCTGCACATAGCGATACGCGATGCTGCCAGAATCATCCCCAATGACGGTTCCGGGTTCCAACAGCATATCATCAATGTAGTGTTGGGCATCGAGTCGGTATTGCATGTTCGTTATTCCTCAGTCCAAGTGAGTGAGCCATTCCACACAGAGGCATTGGTAACGGTAACGCCTTGGATATTGGCGCAGATTTGCATTGCAGCCCCGGTTAGCGTGGGCGGCTGCAAGAGGTTGGCATTGTCTCTGGCATAGTCAAAGACCAGAGGCACAATAATGGCAGCGGTTGTTACTACTGGCATTGTGAGCGAAGCTGCATCCAAGTAGGTTGGGGCAGTGTCAGTGATAGTTGGATTGGCCACATAGGAGATGAGCGTTGCGCTTGCGGCTGCATTGGTGGCCGAGCGACTCATGATTTGAGTCGTCGTGCCGGGATTGGCAGTGGTTGAGGCCGCTGTACCACCAGTATCAACCGTCACACGCTTCAACATGACCACGGGCAGCGATTGAACTGCCGTGGCCGTAGTTCCAGAGATCTTGAGACTCTGAAGCTTCACAGTTTTGGTCGCCGAACCGGCGATACAGATCACATCGGTTCCGGCAGTGACTGGTACGAGACCCACAAAGGCAGATGAATATGTGGTCTTGCCCTGATAGTTGGACAGCACGCCAACCTGAGGAACTGTATTGACCTGCGCGTGGATGGAAGTGGCCACGAGGGCCACTCCAATCAGGGCAGATGAGAGGAGCAGAAGTTTTTTCATGGGTTCTGTTCCTTAGTTGGTGATGTAGATGCCGGCAGGATAATTGATCGAGTCCTGACGGTCGAGAACCAGAGCCGATGTGACAGCACCGGGCGTGAAGTGCAGCGAGCCCATTACGTAGGCAAGGCGCAGATAGCGAGGCTGTGGATCATTACCAAGGCTATTCCACAACCCATTGGCGGGCCAATCGATCGGGAAGAGCTTCGCGTTGACCACCAATTCAGCCGCCGCATAGGCCCTTGATTCAGCATATACCGTATATGTTGAATTGTCGGTCGAGCCCTGGGCCTGAACCGTCAACGTACCACTGTCCGTTGTCGAGAAGCCAGTTGTGATGAAGCAGGCGATTTTGAGTGCTGGATCATCACCAACGCCCATGTTGCGCGCGTTGAGCAAGTCAATCACGTTTGTACTTGCGATAGTTCCCGTGGTCAGGTTCTGAGCCGACGAGAACAGAAGGAGTCCGTCCATGATCATGATGTGTGTTCCTTGGTTTGGGTTTCACTCAGAGGCTGATGTCTATTCATCAAGTCACCCGTGCTTCGGCGTTGGTGATAGCATCAACCGTGCGGATAGGGATACCAAGGAAGGTTGTGACGGGACGGCCAGCAAACTGTTCGATTTGGAGCAAGACGTTGGTTTTGTTCACAGCCTGCAGATGGAGGAAGGTTTTGACAGTACGGTTACAATAAATAACCGTTCGGCCCATCGCGCCCTGGATCGAGGGTGCATCTGAGGTCTGAGTCGTTGTTTGCATTGGGCTTGTGGTCGGGAGTCGATTGAAGGCTCGAATGAGGGCATTAATAATATTGGCCGCATTGACTGTTGAAAGGTCAGATACGTCAATATTGCAAATGCGAACATTGTAGCGCCAATCGCGGACGCACATGCCGAGTTCCCATTTGAAGTGGTCTACCCAGGCCCAGAAGTAGGCACCAGTTGCGAAGGTCTGGGTTACGTCTTGGACACGTTGTTTGCCCATGTCGGTGTGTTGCAGACCGGCATTGGAGCCCTTGGGGAAGATACACGTCGTAGTGTCTGCACCCCAAGTAACAACCCAAATCGAAGTATTGTCACCGCCAGTGCCCTGAGCATCGATCACATTATAGGCTGTGAGCGCACTGGTAGTCGTCACTGTATTGTAGCGCGGGGCCAAGCCCGTGAACCGCTCGGGGTTGACGGCAGTGCTGCCATAGATGAGGGTCGAGGCCATTTGTTGGTTCATGCCCTCAAGGAACGCACGGGATTCAGACAGGCGGAACTCCGCTGAGTCGCCATTGAGCTTGGCAACATCCACATCAAGTTGAGATTCAGCCTCAAGGTTACCGCATGTGTCTACGATCTGGGCTGTGGTCGATTTGGTCGGCACAATGCCGTAGTTCAAAAGGCGCCAAGTCGCCGTTGGAAGTCCCGTGCGAATG